CAACATGTTGACGATCTGCGTCTCAGTGAACTTTGATTGGCGCATGGGAACCTCCTGGCTAGAGTGGCGATTGTGCCAGAACGTTCCCCTTATGACCTGTCTACTTTTCTGGGGAGTTTACGGTGGGGTGAAGTTCTTCCCCGAGGTGAACCGCACACGCTTCTTGACCGACGAGGAATTGGGCCGCTTACGGTATGTCATGGCGCCCGAGGACTGGAATCTCGTGGCCTTTGCGATTGAAACGGGCCTCCGACAGGGTGAGCAGTTTCCGCTTCGATGGGACCAAGTGGATCTCGAGAACGGGATCCTGACCATCCCCATGCCCAAAGGTGGCAAAACTCGCCATGTGCCACTGAGCGAAGGGGCCAAGCAGCTCCTCCGATCGTTCGACAGCTTCATGACATCCGCATACGTCTTTCCGGGAATCAGAGGCAGCGATCATCCCTTGGATGCCCGAGCCTTCGAGAGGCGATCCTATGAGCCGGCTTTAAGGCGATCGGGCATTCAGGGAGCCTGCTGGCACACGCTGCGTCACACAGCTGCAAGTCGGCGGGTCATGGCCGGTGTCGACCTCGTGACAGTGAAGGAGATTATGGGACACCGGGACATCGAGACGACGCTCCGGTATGCCCACCTCGCGCCGAACCATCTCAAGGACGGAGTGAACCGAGGGAGTTTGTTCGCTTGTGAGATCAAAACCGACTCTGAAACCTTAACCAAAACCACAACCAAAGAGGTGAGCCTAGAGGAAGAAAAAGTGCAAGCTTCTGATTTCCTGGTGCGCCCGACAGGACTTGAACCTGTAACCCCCAGATCCGTAGTCTGGGTCCGTAGGTTCTACATAGCCCTATCCATTCCCATCCATATTGACTTATCAAGCTGTTCTGCGTAGAGTACGTCTGATGCTCTACCGTGAACTACCCTCTATTCCCCTACATTCCTTCTACATTTTTTCTACACGCATCGTCGGGACTGGTGCACAGATCCGAGGGTCTGAGGCTCGATGAAACTCACCAAAAAAGTTGTTGAGGCAGTCGACCATCCTTCGCAGGGACAAGCGTTTGTGCGTGACGATGAGCTACGCGGATTTGCCCTCCGCATCACACCAGGCAGTAAAACGTTCATCCTTGAAAGGGCCATTCACGGCCGGGTCCGTCGGATGACGTTGGGTCGCTTTGGTGCCTTGACGGTTGACCAGGCTCGCGATCTCGCCAAGGTGAAGATTGGCGAAATTGCCCAAGGCAATGACCCCGCAGAAGCACGCAAGCAACGCCGACAGTCGGCAACCTTTGGAGATTTAGAAACGCTGTATCTCGAGCGCCATGCCGTGCACAAGAAATCGGCGAGCAATGATGTCACGCTTCTCGATAAGCACTTGGCCGGCTGGCGCTCCCGGCGATTGTCAGCCATTACACGCGCCGACGTGAGTACACGACATGCGGAGATGGGCTCCATGGGCTCCACCACTAACGCAAATCGGATGATTGCATTGGTTCGCTGCATGTTCAATTTAGCCCAAGATTGGGGTTTGCATCCGGGCCCCAATCCGGCAGCACGGATCAAGTTGTTCAAGGAAGTAAAGCGCGATCGGTTCGTCACGCCGGCTGAACTCCCCAAATTATGGAAGGCTCTGGCAAAGGAACCGAATCCCTATGTGAGGGGAGCCTTCTTCATTGGCTTGCTGACCGGTGCACGGCGAAGCGAAGTGTTGACGATGCAGTGGACACACCTCGACCTTCAGCAAGGGCTGTGGCGGATTCCCACCACCAAAGCCGATCGACCCCATACGTTGCCGCTCCCTCGACCGGTCATTGAGGAGTTGCAGAAGCTGCCACGACTGGACGGCAACCCGTTTGTCTTTTGCGGGAGGTGGGGGAAATCGCATCTCGTCAATATTAGCACGCCGTGGAAGCGCATCCGAAAGGAAGCGGGATTACACGATGTCCGTATTCATGATCTCAGACGAACACTCGGAAGCTGGCTTGTCGCTGCCGGTGCATCTCTGCCTCTCATAGGAAAAACCTTAAATCACTCACAGCAATCGACGACCGCAATCTATGCACGGCTACAACTCGATCCGGTACGGGCGGCACTCGAAGCCAATGCGATAACAATGTTGACCTACGAGAAGGAAAACACCACATGAAGAAGCGCCGGCTTTCTAAGTTGGAGCGACTCAAGGCGGTGCTCGATGGTCATCCTATTACGATGACCAAGGAACAACGGGACGATCTCCACAGGAGGCACGCGTTTTTGGGCGCTATGTTGAGCAATGCGGCGCTCGGAGCCGCGCAGGTGGACTACGATGAAACCAGCAACCCCATTCACCTCCTCATCGGATTTGTGACGGCCCGGCAAGCCGGCATCCCCGTGCCGGAGTGGGTACTACAACCGTTGACGGCGGCGATGGAAAAGGTACTAAAAGGGAAAGGCAAGACGACACTCGATCGCGCACTAAGAGGCAATCTGAAAAAAGGACAGAGAAATATCTGGACCACGAACGAACAGCACCAGCAGGACGCCCGGCTCAAGTGGCTGTTCGACCAGCAGATCAAGAAGGGACTTCCCTTAACGAGCGATAAAGTCGGAGTGCCGAATGCGGTCAGGGAGGTTGCGAACCAACTCGGACGCGAGCAGGAGAAGGATAGTGTTCTCTTGCAGACCTACTACAAACGATTAAAGAAACACTCCTCACGACTGAGCCGCTCACGACTGAGCCGCTAGTCCCCTCGGGTATATCGAGTTCCCGATCTCGATACATTTTCAACGTCTCTGACTTCTTCCATACTCCCACCAAGTTCCATCACTTTCTAGCTGGAGGGCGTATGGCGGAAAAACTCGAGGTCGTTAGCTTGCTCGATGAGAAAACGGTCGCGACGCAACTGAACTGCGAAGTGAAAACCTTGCAGGCCTGGCGCTGTCGTGGCGTGGGGGTACCGTTCGTGCGCGTTGGCCGCCTGATTAGATATAAGCCCGAAGACGTGGCGGATTATATTGAATCACGGCGCGTCCGCTCGACCAGCCAGTCCATCACATGAATACGGAAACGGATCTGCCGAAGCTGGCACCGCACAACCTCGAAGCCGAGCAATCGGTGCTCGGCGCTGTACTCCTCGACAATCAAGCCCTCGTGATCGCGAGACCGATCCTCGCCTGCGCCGACCTCTTCCTTACCAAACACCAACTCATCTACCGTGCGATGCTGGATCTCGCTGATCGCGGAGAACCCATCGACAATCTCACACTGAACGATACCCTTCAAACGGCCGGCCATCTTGCGTACATCGGCGGCGCCAGTTATTTGGCCTATCTTGTGAACACCGTTGCCAGCGCCGCCAATGTACGCTCGCATGTCAGAATCGTAGCGGAGAAGGCGCGATTGCGGGAGATTCGGACCACACTCCGTCTCGCTGATGACGCAATAGACAACGACGTGCCCGCATCCCAGGTCGCCGCGTTACTCAATCAGGTCACCATTCCCGCTGCCGCCGCTACCACGGTAGCCGTAACGCCCTGGCAAAACTCCCTCGTTCTCGTCCGCAATGGCCCACCGGAACCGCGCTTTCTTATTCATGGCGTGCTTCCATCGGAAGCGGTCACGTTAGTGTCCGGTAGGGAAGGCGTGATGAAAACCTACGTTGTCATGGATTGGTCTGTGGCGATCGCGGAAGGAAAGCCATGGCTCGGCCGCGAAACAGAAGCTGTGAATGTGTGCTATGTGGACGCCGAAATGCCGGGAGAGCTTATGCGTGCTCGAGTCTATGCAGCGGGTCCAAGTCAGAACCTTAACATCATGCACTGGCAAGAGGAAGGCTTTCCCTGGAAGCTTGACCATCCGGCCATGGTGCTGGCGGCCCGGGAGCACAGGCTCCTGATCATCGATACGCTTCGTCGCTATATGGAAGGCCTGGATGAAAATTCTTCGAACGATATGGCAATCATTACGGGCAAGCTCCGAATGCTCACCAAGTGGGGAGCGGCTGTCGTGGTGTTGCATCACGGGATTAAGGACAAAGAGCGAGGCGGCTATCGAGGATCAACGGAAATTGGCGCCAACGTCGATATCAGCATGCACATCGAAAAGCGCGTGGAAGACGGCGAGACCCGACTGATCCTTGATGCCCACAAAACTCGCTATAGCGACGATCCGCGCATCATCCTGCGAGTGGAAAGGACGCAAGCCCGACCGATCTTCCATGACATTACTGGTGACCTGAAGCAGGAGAGAGCTCAGGCGAAAGATCATGACCTGAAAGCAATTGAGACCATCATGTCTGAGTTCATCGTGAAACAGGGAAGAGACCCGATTCAATCGGAGCTGGTCGAAGCGGGTGGCAAGGCCGAGTGTGGGTCCCGGGCGACTATTCTCGCAAAACTGCGCGACGGCGAGGGGGCATATTGGGAATCATATGCCACAGGTCGGACCAGAGCCTACAGGAAGCCAACCTGTCTAACACTCCCCCATAAGGGGGTGCTAGACAGGTTAGACAGATCCGCAGACTTGTCTAATCTGTCTACCCCCCCTATAGGAAAATTGAATAGACAGAATCAATCCGAGGTGAACCTTGACGCTTGAGGTTATGGCACCGATTCGCGTGCGTCTGGGCGGACAACCGCACGACTTGCAACGAGGTCAGCGGATTGAGCTGCCAGATGATAAGGCCCAGCTTCTTTTAGAACGTGCACCCGGGAAGGTCCGCGTGGTGTCGTCGACTATTCAGCCCGGATCGCGGGTCATCTGGGTCCGAGGCAACGGCAGCGCGCAAGAAGGCCTCGTCGACTTTGTCCATGTAGACGAGATGGGGACTCGCTGGGTGTTCGTGACCGTTGCGGAGGGCTGGGCGGCGGTCAATCTGAAGTTTGTGAAAGGGATAACCCTGTGAATCGATGGCGCCAGCAAAAACTTTATACCTGTCCTCGCTGCGGACAAACCTACTTGCATGACAAGGCCTACTCTCACGAGTGCTTTCTGTGCCCGAATCGAGCAAACACGGCCGCCCTACCTCCCATGAGGGGCACCCGTGTCGGCAGGGAACGGCTGAATGAGTGCAGTCGTTCTCTGCCTCAAACTTTCATTAACCGGACACCTAAAAAGTCCATAACAAAGGAGGCAAAGATGGGACACGATGTGAGGAGCGGAGTGGGATGTGAGAGAGATCAGGCATTGGCTAGCGGTAAGCGCCGGTTCAACATCAAAAATTACAACAATGGGATCGATCGCGAAAGCGCCATGATTCCACTCACGCTCAACGAAATGTTTGGACATCGAGACTTCGTTCAAGGCGATCTCGTCTCGATCACAGATGGAAAGATCGTGCCTCTGGATCCTGCCCTACCTTTCGCCGGCATCATCGGCGCGATCGGCGAGGATCGCGGTCGGTATGTTGCCAGCGTCAGTACTCGAGGGGCCATTTGCGTGAGGGTTCGAGGACTGAATATGAGAACCCCTCAAGGGGCGAAAGTCTATGCGATGCCAGCGGGGCGCACGCAAACGCTCAATCTTGCTGGAGAGGGTATCCTTGTGGGCGAAGTGTGCGCGATCGAAAGCGCCGAACGCGAGATGGCCATTGTGGGGTTCCGACAGCCGAATGATAGACGGCCATTTTGGCTTAGCGGCCCAAGGCCTTCGAGAAACTAAGAAGAGCTCCATGTCGACAGGTTCAATCACACAACAAATGATCGCTGGCTTTAGGCGCGCCTTGCTGCCGCTTGGTCAAGGCGTTTCGTCTCAGGAAATAAACTGTGGTGATTTGGTGTCGATCGATCCACAGGGATGTATCGTCCCGTTCACCGCTGATCTTCCATTTGCGGGAATCGCCGATGTCCTCGGTGAAGAAAAAGGAGTGCGGAAAGTCTCCACACTCCTTCACGGCACCATAGCCGTGCCGATATCCGGTCTCTCACCTGAGACCATGCTCAACTCACACATCTTCGCGAGGCGCCAAGAACAAGATACAACATTTAATCTTGAAGGCTTAGGCGCACCAATCGGCAAGCTCGTGGGCATTGAAGTCATCGGCATTGTCAGAATCAATGTCGGCGGCGATCACACAGGAAAGGACACGAATACATGAGCACCTTAAGCACCATCGTAGGAAGCAATCAGCAGCTTCAGAATCATAGTTGGAGCCAGCAAGAAATTCGGACGGTCCCCACTGAAGAATTGGCCCGGAGTGCCTATCAATACAGCCGGACCCTTCAGGCGCAGTTCCCCTCGGAGAATTTGTTCATCGCGCACTGGGCAGGGCTTCGTCAGCGATACCATCTCGCAGCGCCAATGATGGAACTCGATGAGGCGCAACTTAAGATCGAATGGAGCATCTCTCCCGCGCTGCAGAGAGAATTCAACGGGAGATTCGGCGCCTACGTGGCGTTCCTGAAAGCCGATCGAGCTGGCCAAGTGCGGAGGGCGGGGCGTTAAAGTGCGAACATGGGACTTGTAATCCTCGATCTTGACAACACGATTAGTGACGATGAATGGCGTCGGCCCTTCATTGACTGGACCCATCCGGATCCAGACATCCGCTATCGCGCTTACCATGAGCAGTGCGTCCGTGACGAACCGGGTAACCGAGTGTTGTTCGAGCACATCGCTCACGAGATTATCATTTTCACGAGCCGGCCTGAGCCGTATCGTCATCTAACCGAGGCGTGGCTGCAGCGCCATCACATTCCTGCGCAAGCGCTGTACATGAGGGCCAATGGGCAGACGGGCCGCTCAGCGGACATTAAACGCGAACACCTACAATCGCTCCTGTCGTTACATCGGTGCACCGTGCAGGACATCGTGTGCGCCTACGATGATCATATGCCAGTCGTCAACATGTATCACGGCCTTGGGCTTCACGCAGAGTGTTGGGCAATCAACGTGCGGCATGCAGGCGCTCTGTCAACGAGCCACTGGCGAAGACGAACGGGGAGAGCATGGCGTTAAAATGCAGCAGGAAAATGGGTCCTTCTGGCCTCACAAATTACATGCGGGTGGGGCCGCGCGCACTTTTTGCCTAGGCGGAGGGGAAAAAATGAGAATTTTCTGTCGTTGGGGTGAAGGTGGATAAGTTTCGATGGACCAGGGCGGACCTCGCCGAGGCCTTTGGGGTGACCCCCATGCGTATTTCGCAATTGGTCAACAAAGAGCGCGTGTTACCTAAACCGGTTCAGGGTAACCAGTACGATTCGAAAGCCGCCATAGCCGCCTACGTGAAACACCTTCAGACCAGACAGACCAAGCAAGAAAAGGAAAAGGCAGAAACTGAAAAACTCCACCTCGACAATGCTCTGAAACGTCTGCGGCTCGATCGCGCTACTGGCGAGCTGATGTCGAAGGATGCCGTGAAACACGCGTGGTTTTCGGCTGGGCGAGAGATCCGCGACACACTCGAAAACCTCCCTGATCGGTTGGCTGGTCCGCTGGCATCCGAAACGGATCAGACGGCCATTTTTTCCATCCTGAATCACGAGCTGCGCCAGCTGCTCGAAATGTTGTCAAAGGTACCCGATGTCAAAGCGAAAAAAAACGTATCGACGGTCTGAGATGGAAAAGGTTCGAAGGATTATTCGTGCTGCCCTGAAGGGCTTGCGACCAGACGGTCCACACGGTCATGGAACGACGAGCACGACGCGGTGAAAGGAAGGAGATCTCACATGGAACAGTGCTGGATCGATTTTGACGAATTCTTGCAGGATGCCTTATTCGAGGGATTGAGGTTGCCCTTTCACGTCGCCGTGTGCGCGAGCAATGGAGCCATGGTGTTCTGTCGCTTCTATTACGGGGCGCAAGATCACGTCCTGGACTCTGATGTGCTCACCGAATATCACCCGGATGGCAGTCTATTCCCAGGCCCCGTCACGCTACTTTTAGTGGATAGCGCTGGCACCGCGAAGCTGGGTTCCCTGGAGCAGCTGACCGCATCCGAGGAAGGAGGAGAGGACGGAATGCCCTCCGATGTGATGGGAGCGAAGGGGACGACATGAGCGTCTTGGCCGATCCAATCCACGCCGTCCAGTCTCTGCGGAGAGGGCTTGCCCCAGATCCGGTGGAGACGATCTCGCAATGGGCAGACGCACACATGCTCCTCCCTTCTTGGAATGCCGAGCCTGGGCGCTGGCGCACGAGTCGCACGCCCTATCTGAAACAGATCATGGATGTGCTCAGTCCCAGCGCTCCGGTCCGTGAAGTCGTATTCATGAAGCCCGCGCAGATCGGTGGCACGGAGGCGGGGAAAAATTGGGTGGGCTATACGATCCATCGAGCGCCAACCACGATGCTGATTGTTGAACCGAGCCTCGATGTCGCTGGAAAACTCAGCAAGCAAAAAATTCAGCCTATGTTGGATCTTCTCCCTTGCCTCATAGGCTTGGTGCGCGAATCCCGTTCGCGTGATGCCAACAACACCATCATGGAGAAGTCCTTCGATGGCGGGATGGTCTGTCTGACCGGCGCAAACTCCGGTCCTGGATTGAGGTTCATGTCAGCAAGAAATTTGTTTTTGGATGAATGCGATGCCTACCCCTTCGACGTGGGTGGCGAAGGGAGCCCCTGCGAATTGGCGGAAAAGCGAACCTTGACCTATGCGCGTCATAAAATCTACCGCTGCTCGACGCCCCTCTTGAAACAAAGCAGCGTGATCGAGAAGGCCTATGCGGAGAGTGATCAACGGAAGTACTTTGTACCCTGTCCGCATTGTGATCATCCGCAAGTGTTGTGGTGGAAGCATCTCGACTGGCCGAAAGGCAAACCCGAAGAGGCGAAGTTTCTCTGCGAGCAGTGCCATTGCCATATCACGGAGGTGCATAAGACCCGGATGCTTGAGCAAGGAGAATGGCTGGCGCAAGCGGTCGGGGATGGCGGCATGCCGAAGGCCGCCGGCTTTTGGTTGAACGCGCTCTATGCCCCCTATGGCTGGGTCAACAGTTGGGCGAAACTGGCCTTAGATTGGAGTGAAATCATTCACAAGCATGATCTCCGCGCCCAGCAGACGTTCACCAATACCAATTTGGCGGAAACCTGGGAAGAGGCCGGAGAACGGGTCGAAGACTCGGACCTTCACAACCGCGTGGAGATCTATCCGGCTCCGGTACCGGACAGTGTGGTGTGTCTCACGGCCGGTATCGATGTCCAAAAGGATCGCATTGAAGGTGAGCTCGTCGGCTGGGGAAAAAACCAAGAGAGCTGGTCGATCGCGTACCGCAAGTGGTTTGGGTCTCCCACGGATACCACGTTGTGGGCAGAGGTCGACGCCTGGCTCAAGCAGCCCTGGACGCATGAGACCGGCGGATTTCTCACAGTCGCTACCGCCTGTATTGATACCGGCCACTATGCGAAAGAAGTCTATGAATTTGTTCTGCCTCGTCAGGGCAGACGCATCTGGGCCGTGAAGGGCAGCAGCCAGCCCGGCGCCCCCCCTACAAGATGGGCAGCATCATCAACGGGATCCGGCTGTTTATCATCGGGACCGACACCCTGAAAGACACGTTATTCGATCGGCTGAAACTGACCGAGTTCGGCCCGGGCTATTGTCACTTCCCCGATCACCCGGCGTACACAGAAGACGAAGGCGAATACTTTAAGGGGTTGACGGCCGAAGAGCGCGTCAACAAGTTTGAACGAGGGGTGCTGCTCGGGTCGCACTATCGGAAAACACGCAGCCGCAATGAGCCGCTCGATCTGAGGGTCTACGCGATGGCCGCGCTGGCCATTTTGAACCCGAACCTCGACCTGTTGACGGTGATGCACCCTGAGCAACCGCCGGTGCCGACTCCGGCCAGGAAACCGTCGAATTGGGTGCGTTCAGAGCGGGAGGCGCGGCTCCGATCAGGATGGATGAATCGAGGGCGATGAGAGGGGACAGGATGAGCATGGAAGGAGGGTGCGTATGGGACTCCCGTACTTCGGCCACAAAGGCCTAACACTCGATTGTGTAGGACTGCCTGAATTCATCAGAGGCGTTGAACGGGCGCAGATTCTCTCGGTGCGCTTTATGCGCGGCGCGTTCAAGCGGGGTGGCGCCCAAGTACGGAGGCGGTTCATTCGCGAGCAGCTGAGCGGCCGGCCAGGCATTAAGGGTGGCGAGCTGAAAAAGGGGAAAAACGTTTTCGCACATGTTTATGGCGATTCGCTTGATACGATCGGCGTCCAGGTCGGCATTTCACGGATCCTCCATGTCCATGAAAAAGGCATGACGATCAGCTCACGAGGGGGTGGGCCGCTCTTTCTGCAAAAGCGATCCAAGGGCCAGCGGACCCTATTTGTCAAAGGGTCAAAGGAGTCGAGCAAGATCATCGCGGTCACGAATCAGGTGGTGATTCCTCCTCGGTTGCGCTTCCGGCAGCTGGCTGAATCGATGGGACCCGCCATCGTGCTGAAAGCCAAGAATGAAGCGGCACGAGCGACACAAGTGGCGATCAGTACGGAGTTAAAGAAAGTGGCGGGGAAGCTGTAAACGGTCCTGTGTGCGTCATCATGCGGTTATGTTGGTTCGTCCCAATCATTGCCTTCGCCGTGCTCTCGTCGCCGGTCGTAGTTGTAGCGGGGCTGAGTGACATACATGAGATTGCTCCGGTTTCTAAATGCTTCGTCCGTCCGGTAGATCCTAGCGTCATTAGCCCTCGGCTCATATCGACGAGCATAGCCAGCGCGGTGCCGAGTCCCAAACTGGTCGATATAATCGACGTATCCGTAGATGCAGATATCATTTGTTTCATTCTCAATAAGCGTAAAGTCGGGGGACAAAATCGTAAAAGTCTGATGGGTGAAAAAATCTTCTTCTCGCACGAGAAACACTCTTCTTATCAATTGTCCTGTTCCAGAACCGTACTCGGGAACGGTCGGCAGCAGGTCCTCATGCGGTACGATTTTATAGGTCAGAACCACGCCTGTGACGGTCGCAGGGGTGTGTCCAAAATTCTTAATTTGCAATTGAATGTCGTACAGGGGGGAGTTAGCCACTTGTTGCAGCCCTGGTGGGCAATGGGACATCTTCACATAAGCTCTTTCAGCCAAAGTCATGGCCTTGGCTTCTTCGAGGGCGGCAGTAGCAGCCGTTCTCGTGGCTTCCGTCTGAAGTTCAATGACTTTGAGGGTACGAAGAGCGATATACGCAGCAACTCCACCAATACCGATCAGCAGCCAGTTTGGCAACCACACGCGCCAATCCTCATTGGCGCTCTGCGCGTCATCGCTGGAGGCGTATTCCTTGTCTTGGGTGGATGGCTTGCGTATTGCGGTGGCAGCTGTGCTGTTCGTTGGTGGTGGAGGCTGCTGAGCATGTCCTGTCTGAGCCTGGGGTTGTCCTTGTGGTTCATGGACTGGCCCTGGCGGTGAGCTACGTGTTGTTGGCTCGGGATTTGCGTTTGCGCTGAGTATCAGGCTTGGCACGCTGAGAACCAAGCCCCACGCGAACAGGATCAACACGAATGAGCGCGTGGATAGCATCATCGAATTCCAGCGGATGGAGCGAAACCGGCTTCGCTTTTGGCATAGATCCCCCTCTAATGGCAAGAGCAATTGTACCTTCTCTGTGGAGGCTGTGAGCGCGTTCAAGGCTAGTCCGACCGTGGGAAGCTGTCAAGGATGGCAGCCTTGTTCGTCGGTGGGGTTCAAGCCATCGCGTTGGTCTGGTGGCCGGATGAAGCGAGATCGATGAGATGGATAGAGGGACGCCGAAGGGGATGGATCCCACGCAAGCCCAAACCACCGCCGGCTCCGCTCCCAGCGCCGGCGAAGACATCGCTAGCTCCTGTGGCGCCGGTTCAGCCCGTCCCTCTGATGGTGCCGCTCTTTCCCTGCTTCAGTCAGGCGGCAGTGGCACACGTAGTCGGAAAACATCGGGCGACCGTCCAGTATTGGTTGGCCAGCGGTAAGTTAGGGTTCTACAGAGACAATATTGGCGAGCGGTATGTGCTACGCGCCGAGCTGATCCGGTTCATTCGCGAGTATCTCCAGCGCCAGGTGGTCGAGAATCCGGACAACGGAAGGCCTCTCTAGGGCAGCGGGACCACCTCCTCGCGAGATCCATCCATGTCCAACCAGTCCGGGGCTTGCCCGCGCCGTGCTTTGCGGTAGACCCACGGCGGACGCTAATGCTCGTCTGTTTTTTCACGTGGCTCTAGCGAGTGCGGCCGCTACTGCTAACCCCGCAAGACGGAGGATTCTGCACTGATGCGTTAGGCGAGGGCGAAGGCGCCGGCGTGAGGGCGCTTGGGAGTCAGACCATCTTCTCAAGCTGAGCTCTGTCTCTCTTGGACAACTTGGAGAATTTGATCATGCTGCCGTGTTTATCTTGCGCGATCTCCGACACTTTGACCCAGGCGTGCTCGGGGATGGCTTTGAACTTGAGAATTCGATACCAGGCACCCTTCTTCAGCAGGATCCCTTTTCTGATAAGGCCCTCTATGTCTAGCGGCTGCAACATAAGGCAAGCCCGCGCTTGTACGTTCTCCTTGGTGAGTGCCGGTAAATCAGTGGCGGCCATAATGAGTACCTCCAGACTACTGGCCAAATGATATCTCAAGACAATCAGGAAGTCGCCACCTTCTTTCGATCGATCGTTGCTGGGCCACTAGCTGGCCAATCCTGAGCAATGACGTGCGATGCCCACTTCAACGCCAGATCTCTTCTATTCAAGCGTTCTAACGCTTCCTAGACACCCATCTGGAGGATATCTACAATGACGTGCGCCTGCGGAACCACATTCGAACCCCATCGCAAGGACCATCGGTTCTGCTCAGCGAAGTGCCGGCTTGCCGGATTCCAACAGACGTGCGAGGCTGCGCGGCGGGAACGGGATGCAAAGGTCCGGCTACTGTTGAAAGAGGCGCTGGCTCTGCTCGTGCCGGAGCACAGTGTTAACCATGTTAACCAAGGGAAACGGCTGTAGACCCGGAGCTGGATCCTAAGAGGCAAAGAGAGACTTGACGCGGTTGCTAACTGGGAGTTAGTATTATGGCGCGGAGATTGTCGGGCATGATCAAGCAGCGGCGCATGGAGCTGAGGCTCAGTCAGCGAGCGTTGGCCAAGCAGGTCGGCGTGAGTGATGCCTACATCACGCAGCTGGAAACACGGGAGCGCACCAACCCGTCGCTTGAGGTGCTGAAGAAATTGGCAAAGGCGCTCAAGGTCACGGTCTCGGAGCTGCTGGAGTAATGCGGATGGACATGGACGAGGATCCCATCATCGCAGTCTTCAAGCTTGGGACGAAGGCTCACATGACCGAGTTCCTGCAGGAACGAACGGCTACGCTCGGATCCCAAAGAAGTCCCTAGCGACATAACTGCATGACGGCCAATCCCTCACGAAAGGAGCTCGTCCATGATCAAAGCAACCACAGGCGTACCGCTTTCCAAGGCCCACACTATCCGGCTGACCTTCAATGACACACCCGAGGATCAGGCACTTTATGACGCACTGCGGTTATCCAGCGAGCGCGAATATCGCACTCCACTGCCGCGGCAGATTCGCTACTTGCTCAAGATGGCGATGGGCTTGTTGCCGCCTGACCAGGATCTGCTCCACCGCATCCGCGAGGCCAGGGAATTACACGAATTAAGGGAACGGAGAAACGCGGCCTCTGTGCCCCCACCACCCACCCGGACAGCCACGACTCTGCGTTTGATTCCAGGCGGCGCCGGCAACGTGACATCTGAGGGGATCTGAAAGAAAGGACGGTGAGCGATGACGCGAACCTATTGGGTGGTGTGCGAAGAAGGTTCCGACGGTCAATGGTTTCAACACAACTATCCTCAGGTAACCCAAGAGCTAGGATATAAGAAACTCAGCCACCTTCGTCGATGGCATCCGAATGCGTTTCTTGTCTCGATGGTGATGACGCCGTGTGACGGCGAAATGGCGGAACCCCCTCTGCCCATCCGATACGCGAAGACTCAGCCGGCTGGGAGGCCGCAACTTCGTCTCGTGTAATGGATCCTGTTTGGTTGTTACAGATTGGGCACACACCGCGTCAGGTCCTTGCCCATGATGATGAACTGAGGAGGCCGCCATGATGCTCCACCCGCGTCACCGTGCAGACTGTTCCGAGTTTTTTGATGGGCTGCACCAAAACACCAAGCATGTGGATTTCAAGGCACCCGACGACGTGATCAGTGAAATCGGGCTCGCTGCGGCCCGCGCCGGGCGCACCTGGAATGATCAACTAGGCTATATCGCCGAACTCTTTCTGGGCCGTCGCCCGCCCGACTTCGACGATGCGCGCAGCGAGGAGGACTGGCGCACCCTGCTGAGTCCGAGCATGCTGTGGATCCCCGAAGCGGGGGGCTGGATCCCGTTCGCCGGCCTCGGGAGAAGGGCGCCATGAACGTCAAGCAATTCCGCCAACCGGCCAATGGCCATTCCCGAACGGCCCGAGTGAACGGCCGTCTCCGTGGCGGGCGAGGCCTTCGGCTCATGTCGAAGATCGGTCAGCAGGCCATTAGCCTGCATCGGCTGGAACAACTGCTACGAGAGGCCCGCAAGAAAGAAGGTCGCCATGACCATCGGTGAATTCCTCGTCCTCTATGAACGCAATCATGTGGCGTTCCTGAAGAACCAGCGGGGCACGAGTCGACGGCTGCAGAAGTACGTCGGCCGCTTCGCCGCCATGGCACTCGGAGACCTGACACGCATCCAAGTGATGGACTGGTTTCATGCCATCGCCCGGACCGCTGGACCGTATGCGGCCAATCAAGCCCTCCAACAACTGCACGCGATGTACGCTCGGGCCATCGATTGGGAGGTCTACGACGGCAAGAACCCTGCCGATCGCATCAAGAAATTCTCCAAGCACGCGCGGGAGCGGTTTATCCTTTCTCATGAAATGCCGTACCTGTTGGCCTCGATTCGTGAAGAACTCCCGCGCACGGAAGTCTACTTCTTGACGTTACTCCTCACCGGCGCTCGCCGCGATGAAGCCCGGACCATGAAGTGGGCGCATCTCGATCTCGAGGGGGCCTTGTGGCATAAACCGACGACGAAGACCGGGGTGCCGCATACGGTCCCCCTTCCGGCACAACTCGTGACGCGGATCAAAGCACTCCCGCGCGTCAATGAGTGGGTGTTCCCGTCATCTGCCAACAACAAGAACCGCAACCAGCCGGGCCAGTGGTCCGGGACCTCCATCATCCACCATTGGAAGCGGATCCGCGCCCGCGTCGGCTTGAACGATGTCCGGATCCATGACCTTCGACGGACGGCCGCTTCCTGGCTCGCGATTTCCGGTGCCAACATACCGGTGATCCAGCGCGTACTGAATCATACCTCGCTCAATTCCACGCAAGTCTATGCGCGGCTCTCCATCACGCCCGTGCGACAGGCCCTCGATGGGCAAGCAGAACGAATGCTGGGGGCTGTCGCGGTGGGTCCTGAGAACAGAAACCACCCCCTCCAGGAGTGGCCGGGGTAATCGGCCCGAAGAAAGACGTGATGGAAACAGGGACGAAGGAAGAGCAGGATCTGTCAGTGGCCATCTCGGCGCTCCGCACGGAAGCCCATCGTCTACTGCACGCCTTCCGCGTGGCGGCAGAGAAAGTCACGGCAACGGAGGGAGAACAGAGCGATGCCAAAACGGCACACGATATCATTAACACCGCAGAGGAAGGCTCGCTCCTGGTCCAGGGTGCGTGTGCCGATCCACGGGTGATCTCATCCGTCCAGTGGATCGATCTCTACGAGACCATGGGGGAGGAATTACAAGAGGTGTGCTCGGCTGCGGACATGGAGAGGATTCTGCCGCCGATTGAAAAGGCGATGATGGTTATCTGGAACGGACTCCCGAGGACCACACAGGACCTCGCCACATCGCTTCAGCAATTTGAATGGAGAGGCTGGAATGAGGCGTGTGAACGATTGACCGCTCGTCGAAACGGCCTGGCGTTCAACGCAACACATACGGGTGAGGCCTGAGCGAGACTAAATAACACTCCGAGGGAAGATATCAAAACCCAGAATTAGGAAATCCTTGTCGAAGGTAAAAACTTTATAAATTCCCAATCTGAGCATTACCGCCGCGCATAAGACATCGTGGAAACTGAGCCTATGGTCTGAATACTTTGTCAGCAAATCACGCGCTTTTATCTCATCTTCTGCTAAGAAGGGTATGAACTTAACTGGTTTGGAACGAAGAAAGTCGAAGGCTTTCATCGCTTGCGGCAAGTCAGTGTTGTATCGGACACGAGTAAATGATTCGTGTGCGGTAACGTCTAATGAGGTCCAGGCCATTACTTTCTGACTCTCGAAAAAAAGCTTTGCAATCTGATGATGAGCTTCTCGATCATCATGGATCGCGACAACCGCTGAAGTGTCTATGAGGGTAACTTGCTTGTAAAGGACATTGCTCTGGCGGGACATTCTTGATGCGAGGTGGAACCTAAGTACCGCTTGAAAGTTCTGGCGGAATGCCTTCTACGATCATGTACAGCTTTCCATCCAAGACTCGATAGACGCCGGAGGGAAACACCTTTTCAAACTCCAGTGAAGAAGAAATTACTTGTTCTCCGGTAAAGTAATAGGACTCTTCATCTGCCGTTGATAGTGCAATCTGAATGTCTTGTGACATATGAAAGTCGGTGTTCATACAGTTACTCCTTGCGGTGCCTTGTTATGGATCAAACCCTGAGCCGTAACCTCAACCTGATATTCTCTTGGCAGTCCCGGAACTAGAGGCATACGTTGTCCAGCGGGAAGCTGTATTTGCAGGTTTGGTGGCAACCTTGAGTACTGAGAAATCCTTAATTTGGTTTCAAACAAATAGGACCACGAAGCCGATTCTACGGAACCCCCAATAAAACGAGCTTCCTTTTCAATATCATCTCCCATGAAATTTCCAAGAAAAAACTGCTTTCTCAACACAAACTCGTTTTCGTATTCCCGAAGCATTTCATTAAGAGCCGCCGCAAGATTCTCTGGGGCAAAAACAACGTGTTCAGGCCCTAATATGTCTTTTGCTTCATGACGGCTTATCATGTGTAAATGCGAATAGAATCGGCTGGCTAGAGCAGCCACGATTGTTTTTACCGGCTTGTTTCGACTTGTCTTGGGATGGAGATTCAATAGACTCGCAGCCAACTGCTTAATTTGCTTATGCACTCGGTGCACATTTCCTAAAGCCAGTGGATGTACATCAGAAGAGAGCTTTAGGAGAAATTGGTCGAAGGACCTGCTTTTTGTGCCTTTCAAAAAACTCGTGGCAAAATCAGCATAGGAGGTAACATCCTCTACACTGATTGGCAATCGACCCTGGGGGTTTCCTGGATCTATAGGATTGAACTGATTTCCTGTGCTCGGGTCTATTGGGCTGAGTTCAGATAGTGGTCCTAATACAATACGTTTCGCCGCTAAGGCGACAAGCGTCCCGCTGCTATGGCAACGAAAAGGGATGAGGATTTGAAAGTTTGGGTCAAATTCTCGAATCACGTTAATGATCGGCCAAACCGAGTTAGTATCTCCTCCCCTTGTATACAGGCAAAGATCGAGGCCTGAAGCATACGGGGCAGTCTCCTTCAACACCCTAAATAGTGCCTCTTTAAATTCTGAATGAAATTGTGTGGTGAGGCCAGGTACATTCGGAGTGCTAGGCCTATCGAAATTGAAAAAGCATATGAGCTTTCTTTGGTCTCGCAGGCTTTCGACTTTCTTGAATAACTCTTGTCGTTCCGCAAGGGCCATGAGGTCTTCCAAATATCAATATAACTAGGGACTTTGTCCCGTTAAGCAGGAATCGGTTAAGTTCTCGTTAACAACTATCTCTTAAAGAAGATAGGTGCCGAAGCGGGCTTAAAAGCTAGCAGGTTTAGGTAGCCTTGTCTATGATGCCAATTGCGGCAATTTGGTGCAGTTAAAATTCTACACTGTATCTACATTCTCGCTACCGCAGATCATAAATATCGCAACATATTGATTATTGGTGCGCCCGACAGGACTTGAACCTGTAACCCCCAGATCCGTAGTCTGGTGCTCTATCCATTGAGCTACGGGCGCATGAAGAAACGATTATGGAAATGCCGTCTCAACGATGTTAGGACAGA